ATTCTCGATCTCTCTCCGGTTAGGGTGATGACGAATGATGCGCTTGATCTGTTCAAGAGACAGGTAAGATGTCATGCAAACCGCCTCCTGCTTCTCGATCTCAGGCTGCATATCGTCCCAGACCCCGAAATTCTGCGGATGCACCCAGTCAGCTACTATCTCAACTTTGCGATCTGTCCGAAGCCTGGGCAGGATAGACATTATCGTGGAACCGTAAACCAATGCCCAGGTCACCCCCCTCTTAAAGATCTTGCCGACACCGGAATCGTGCCACGCTAGACCCAAAGAATCGACCGCAGGATCAACCCGATCGTAAGTCTCCGCCTCTTCTTCTTCGGGAGGAACCTCCATCCAGAACTTGATAAGATGAGGAGCGTAAAGAAAACTCGATTGATTATTGATTGCAGGCTTGATCTTGTTCGCCCGCGTAATGACTGATGGGTCGCCTCCGTACAAGTAAAGGTCGCGGCATTTGTTGTAATAGGGAACGCGCTTGCCTCTGGATGCCTGACATTGCCAAGTGGCGTAGAGGATATCTTCCCGGCGATCTTTCTTGTTTGAGCGAAGGATCATGAAGCTTCTTGTATAGAACCAAGGACTATCTTAGTGACTCGCACTTCTCTGGGTTGATGAATCCCCTTGATGATTTCTCGCGCTTGCTTTTCGCTTTCAGCCGTGACGCATCCACCAACAAGTCGTCCTTCGGGCGCAGCTCCTGCTCTGGTTTGCCCAGGAGTGCCTACGACCCCGCTCCACGGCGATTCCAGCTCGATCCCGTTCCAGACCCATTCAGATTTCACATTGTTCTCCTGATTTCTTTTCCGTCGGAGTCGATGCCACCCATTGTATTAGTTCGTCTAAAGAGTTCTTTTGGCGGACCACCGATAGGAACACCCAGCGGAATGCCAGCTCCGGATGCCATTGGAGGTGTAAACGGAGACCCTTCGACGGTCGGCGTAACTCCTCCGGGCAAAAGTCCTTGCATAAAGTTAGCTCCTCCACCCGGCAGAATCGCTTCCTGTCCATTACTGGAATGTGACAATTGAGAGTTTCCACCTGAATGTGAAAAATAGCGTGGTGCCCAGGTCACCTTGTTTGGACCCCCTCCAGTGTTGTTGCTGAAATTGCTTATCCCTAGCTTTTTAAACTGGTGCTCCAAGATGCGATCAGTCCTTTTTGCCGCTCCTTTCTGTAAACCAAACGGGGTGCGGAACGCTCGGGTTACATTGACCGAATGACATAATGGACACTCTGGCCGAATCCTTTCAAACTCGTGCCCGCATTCACAGGTCCATTCTTTTAAGACTGGCATCTATTCTCGTCTCCCGTAATCATTCCCCCATTTGCCCCGTACATCAAACCACGTATCGGGCTTTCGCTCAATCTCCTGTTTGTCCGCCAGCGCGTCCGCTTTTGCCTTGGCTTGCATGATCATCCTGTCGCGCCAATTGGTCAATAAGCTCCCCAGCCATTCCTCGCGTGATTCAACTCCCGTGTCGACCCGCAGCTGTTTCATCCATTCCTTCCTAGAGAATTGCCCCATGCCGCCGATATCGCGCTGGAGAATTTGGTCAAATGCCATTGTCGCCATGCCTAGACCCATGAGCAGATGATTATCTCTTGGTTCCTCTAACTTGCCGGCATCACTCCAGATAATCCCTCGCATCTGCTGGAGCAGTTTCCTGGAACGAATCTCGAGCATCCCGCGATGAAAATACGTCCGGATGGCCTCGAACATTCGCTCTTTGCTTTCGGCTGTTGTCTTGTAATGCAGGACGGAGGTGTTGCGTTTACGCCTGTCTGGCTTATCCCAAACGTAATGCTCGATCTCGGCAAACGCTGCTTCCAGAATCGGCGAGTACCCGTAAGCTTGGTTCATCTGGATAAGGTTAATGTGATTGACCAGCTCGAATCCGCCTCCCAGAAGTTCAGCATTAAACAGCGGTCTACGGCGATACGCTCCCGCCAAGTGCAAGATCACCCAGGCAAGCTTGTACGCCTCAATGTTCTTGGATTGGAACTCGGCAACCTGGACCGCTACATCGCTGAAGCATAAGAGCATGATGATCGCCGCCGCGTCGCTTTTCTCGTCCGCCCCATGCGACGGGTCAACCCCAATCGCGTACCTAGGGCCTTGCGGACCTTCCAAAGGATCTTCCCAGGTCACCAAATCATAGTAGGTTTCCTCGGGGTCAACCTCGACCGGAACGCAATCGTTAAACTCGGCCCCGCGACCGTAATCGAACCGGGTAAACCGCAGTTGCGGGAATTCCGTTTCTTTGATAATCGTCTCGCGTTCAATTAAGCTCATCTCCGAAATGAACGTGGTCGCGCCAAATTTCCATGCGTATTCAGGTAGTGGCGGATACTCCTGATACATCTCATCCAGGCGCGAGCGCTTCATCTTGTGCAGATGCCACCTCCACCAACTCATTTGGGTAGGGCGAATCTCAAATCCGTATCTGCGCTTTACGTTATCGACCCAGACCGCTTCTTCGCGATTTAAGACCGGGTCGCTCTCCCAGTACACCGCGTGCTGCCGCTTGCCGCTAGGCATATCCATCCGGGTTTCGTACCACGGATGTCGCCACCACCCGATAAAGATCGCTTTTTGCGTGGTCTGACCCTGACCGTCCGATTCCTCAAACATCCGCTTAAACTCGTTCCGGCCATGCGCCGTGGATTCCCAGAGGAAAAATCGATTCGGGTTATGTTCAGCCAAAGACGACATGAGCGATCCGATGCCGACCTCATCTTTCCAGCGACCCACCTCCGTGCCATGACATGCCGCGGCGCCGACGCTTCTGCCAAGTCCGCCTTCTTCACGGGTGTTTGCGATATGCCAGATGATCTTGCTGCCATTATGAAACTCGATCATCTCATCGTTGCTCACCCTGACTTCCTGTTGCCACTCAGGATGCGAAGATAAACTCCTAACAAATCCCTCGCATAGCGATCTGTTAACCTTGGTTGTTAAGGGTTTATCACCAATGAAATTTAAAACTAACCCATCGTGACGGAAGCAAAGATATAAATCGAGCGCCATCCCGTAAGTGGTGACTCCTTCCTGCCGTCCTTTAAGTACAACGAAAAAATGAATATCGTTCTGGATGCCAACATTGATTTCTTCAAGCAGATAGGATTGCGTAGGCAGTGGAATCAACGGAACCATCTGTTCACCGCTGGATTCGTCGCCTTCCTTGGAAGGAATCCTGAGTTTTGAGGTGAAGGCAAGGAAATGGTCTTTGTCAATGGGCTTCACTGCTGAGACCAACCTGCGCGCTGTATGAAATCAGCTACCGTGTTGCCGCTTGCGCCGACAGGGTTCTCGGGGGTGCGTTCGCCTTGCTTTTTGGGAACCGACATATCCCATTCAATGACGGAGGGTGTTGGAGCTTTGAACTTCGTCGCGTAAAGTTTCTCGGCTTCCTGAAGCTTAAACCCTGGTCGAATCCCCTTAGTAAGCAGGTACCAGCAGATCGCCCATTTTTCTTCGTTATCCACTTGCACCGTGTCGACGTCGATCCCCGCTTTGCGCAGCCTGTCACGGGTATCATCCCCAGGATACAGCACCCAGCATGGCATGCCGTGGATGTTTACCCGGCAGAAGTGAAGCAGGATAGCCGCTCTCCTCAAACTACAAGCCATCGGTCGGCGTCGCGCCCCGGACGGATCAAGCGGAGGGCGCATGAGGCTTTTATTACGTCCTGCGTGAACCAGTAACAGGTCAACCATGTCCAGGACGTCTTCGGGGTACATCCTGAAAATGCAGTTGCCTTTGCGGACCTCGCGTCTCATCAGCTTACCAACGTTTTATGTTCTCGCATATAACAGCCAATAGCGATCAAATCATCCGCCGTGAATGGACCGTCCAAAATCGCGAAATCTCTCTCCGGATTCCAGTTCAAGTACCAGCTTATGTCTGCTAATGATCCATCCGGCATAATGCTGTGTTCAATCAGTGAACGGTCGTATTCCATTTTTACAGGAGGGCCCCGTTCTGAATACCTAGCGGCATCACGATCCTTACGTCATCAAGGATGTAGTACACCTGACACTGTACAGACTCGACCTTAAGCTCAAGATCCACCCTAATCTTTCTGGTAATGACTCCTAGGGGAATTTGTTACCTGATTAGGGATCTGCGAGGTTGAAGGAGTTGGTTTCCCCTGCCCGCCCAAGTACACGGTCGGAGGCGTTACAGTGTTACGTGCTCTACCTGCAGGTGTCGATTGTCGAGCCGCCGATGAGCCGCCGTTTCCTCCTCGATGATATCTGCCGCCTGATCCTGTTGCCATAAATGTTACCCGTGGGTTACAACGTTGGCTCTAGGCCGCGTAGGTAGCGTAAACGCTTTAGCTTCAATAGAAGCCGCCAAAAGGAAGAGAATAATCAGAAGTTTCATCGGGGGACCTTTACCCTCCTAAAATTTAAATAGCAAGATTTTTCTGGGAGTTATCCTTCGGAGGGGTCAAATCCTCGAACCGCATAAAAGCCCCCTTGAACCTGACCGGGACACGTTTAAGCCGTTCGCCGTCCCGCTGTTTCGCGATCAGAATATCGCCTCGATCAGGCTCGCTGTGGGCCTCTTCAGACTCCATGATCTTCAGGACCACATCGGCATCCTGGCCGATAGCTCTGGATTCCCTTAATCTCCCTTCATCGTTAAGCTGACACAAGGCCAGGACAACAAGGTCAAGCTCCTTCGCCATCACTTTAAGCCTCCTGGAGACCTCGGCCACCTCGCGTTCTCTGTTGTCGTGCTTCCGTGAACCTCCCTCGACCAATTGCAGGTAATCGACTACCACAAGGTCAAGCCCGCCATCGGCCTTAATCGCCTGACACCTGCTGATGATCCGATCGATACTGGTCGCGAACTTGTCCTCGATAAAGATTTTCCAGGGGAGCATCGTGTCTTTAGCCTGATCCAGCCGATGATACTCAGCCGGGGAGAGCGTCCCTCGCTTCAAGCTTCCCATCGATACCCCGCCAACATGGCTGAACATTCTCACAATCTGGCGGATAGCTGTCATTTCCAGGCTGAAGATGGCGCTTACCCCACGCCCCAGTTCCGCTGTTCTGATAACGGCTTGAGCCCCCAACGCACTTTTACCCCATCCCGGGAGCGCGGCAATCACGCAGACCTCGCTCGGTCGCAGTCCGCACAATTCCTCGTCAAG